AGGACTGACATAGTTGTCAGTACCCAATTTAAAAATCCCGTTAGCCAAGGCGATATATTGCTGTGGTTCATGGGGAATTTCCTTCACAAAATGGCCCCTAACGGGAACACCATTGAAGAAGTCACCCCCACAACTCTCTCTAAAGTAGCCTTCTTTGTAGGATTTCGACATATTAAGGTCGAAACCACAATAACGAAGAACTGAAGATAGAGACTCGAAAGCCGCCTTTGGGATAATAATATCATCACCATAAACGGAAAGGTTAACACCTTCATAGTACTCCAGATTGAGAGAAGAACACACTTCCGCACTGAGACAATAAAAAATTAAGGTCTCGAGTTCGAAAGTGTAGCCATTTCCCATTGAAGAGAACTTTTCGAGCACAATACTGCGATCACCCATTAACATAACGGGAGAGCGCAGACAGTCAAGCAGCACAAACCAGTCGTCAGGCATAAGGAACCTGACAAGCTGTTTGCTGACTGTATCGCTTGCAGAACTTAAATCTATCGTGGAAAGGGAATCGTTGCGAGACGATTCACAAGCTAGCCGACGGTGAAGATCTTGACCATAAGTAAGATCGATACCACGGGAGTGAAGGCGAGCACGAATGTGCTTACCAACACCTAACTGGAAGAACCCATTTAAAGAGGGTTCTATCGCAATTCCGCGATCAGTCTTCGCAGTCTTTGGAACACAGCAAAAGCGGTTTCCTCGAACTGTAATAGGACTAGATTTAAGTCGATCACTGACCTGGTAACGACTCCAGGCCGTGAGACTCCAGAGGTCTAAAAGACATCGAGCTTCACGGGTGATAGTGGCCTGCGACGACATTTTGTCTAAGATGGTAGTAGCTCCACCCTTATCGTTGAACGTAGCACCGGGACCAAACTTTCCGTTAATTAATTCGGGAAGAGGACCCAACACCGTTTTCACTCTGTTTTTTACTCGTTCAAGAAAATTATGAACGAGCATATCAGAAGGGTCCCCGAAAGGGCCATTCATGATATGACGAGTAAAGCGGGTGTTCGTCAGAGCGCATTTCTTTTCGGACTCGAAAAAAGATTTACGAGCCTCCTTAGAGGTGTCAATACCTGTCTCTAGGCCTTGACACTTTCGAAGAAGATCGGTACAAATAGTATCCGATCGATAATGATCTGCGTTCATATAGTGCGCCGGATTTACGCTAAGATTAGCGATCTGACCCCACTCCTTGTTTTTCACCAAAAGAAAGACGGTGAGAGAACGAGGCGTGTCCAAGTCTCTGCAGATTCGAGAGACAATACTTGCAAGATCTGCAATAGTATTCACAATAGTGCTCCAATCAAAGAAGTGTTATGTTAAGTAGGAGCGAAACCGCTCTTCAAAACAGCCAAAATCAGCGAGCTACCTAAAAGGTGAGCAAACTGGGCGGCAGCTTCATCGCTATCATCGCTCGGCATAGAAGCTGGGAGAAGTAGCGTACAACTGATTGGTTCAGAATTGACCACGGTTGTAACACCCGTGGTTGTGTTGGTTGAGGTTTGGGGATAGGAGAACGAAATGTCCACCCGTCGACCAGTCCTCTGTGTGTTCCATCTCGCCGTAGCACTCAGCTGCGGACGAAAGGCAATAGCGTCACCGCTACTGTTATTGGACCACACGGCCGGAGATTTATCGCCGGAAGAAGGCGTAAGAGCTGTATAAACTACATCTGTCGTGCCGTCGGCTTTCTTTACTGTTATATCACTCATGCTAGGCATGGTATTTTCCTTTTATTTCTTAGGGTTAATGGAGAAACTCCATTGTGACGGAATCGTCGATTTCGGCAAAATTACCGACCTATTAGAGCAGGTGAATCAACAGAGAAATCGCTGTTGCTGCTCGAACGTTAGAAAGATTATTCATAC